CGTGCAACAACCGCGCCGCCGCCTCCATCCCGATAAACTCGCCCTTCGCGTCGAAAAATCGCGACTTCCCGTCTTTTGTCGCCAGCCCCAACTCGATCATCATTTGCGTCGCATCTTTCGTCGTCGGGATCAGGCGTTGAAGGAACGTTTTGAACGACGTTCCGGCGTCGGCGGCGCTGCTGAACGAGGGCGCAATCAACGCCATCGTCTGCACCGTTTCCTCAAACGATAGTCCGGCGACTTTCGCGCTGCCGCCGACGTTTGCTAAGCCCAACGCGAGTTCCTCAACGTCAACCGTACTCGCGTTTGCCGCAGACGCGAGAAGGTCGGCGACGTTTGCGGCGGTCACGCCGGTCTCACCCCAGACGCCTAACTGCTTCGCAACGATTGTGGCGGCGTTGGCGAGGTTGAGTTGCGCCGCCGCCGCAAGCGCCAGCGTCGCATCCGTCGCGCCGCCCATCACATCTTTGACGTTGATGCCGCCTTTGGCTAACTCCGTCATCGCGTCTAGCGCTTGCTGTGCGCTGAACTGCGTTGACGACCCCAACTCAAGCGCTTTCGCTTTTACGTCGTCAAACGACAAACCCGCTTTGGTCAACGAGTCGCCCGCCACCGCCTGGAACCTGAAGAGCGCGCTCTCAAAGTTCGCCGCAACGTCGATACTCGTGCGTAATTGATCTCCAAGCGCAGCAATCCCCGCCGCCGCCAGATTGACCGCCGCCGCGCCGATCTGCCGCAGCGCGCCGACCGCCACTTGCTCCAGCGCGCCGAACGCGCCGCGTTGCGCGTCTGCGGCTTTACCGACGCCGCGAACGTTTTGGGCGACGCGCTCCAACACACCGCTTGCAGCGTCAATTGCGCTCAATTTGATGACGACATCACTCATCGCCGTTTCCGTTGATGCGCTGCGACCAGCGCCTGATACCGCCGCTCTGCGCGCAACGCTGCGAGATGCTGCGCCACGCGCTGAAGCGACTGGCGGTCAAGCGCGTCGGGCGGGCAGTGGTAGATGTCCCGACACAACACCAATTCGGTGTACGCGGCGGGCAGCGGCGCGAGGTCGAGCAGACCTAACGCCGTCGCCCGCATCACTCGTTTCCCTCATCCCCTATCGCGTCGAAGATTTTCTTCAGCAACAACGCGGCGGCGGCATACGGTTCATTGAGAATATCTTCGCCGTATGCTTTGATCAACAACGTCGCGGCGACCGGCGGGAACGCGATTTTGCGCTCGCTCGCGTCGAGAAACTGATGATACTCACCGAGGGTTATCTCTCCGACGGCGGGCGTCAGCCCCGCCACCCGCGACCGTACCGCTTCGTCAGGCTCGAAAATCTGCGGCAACACCCGTTCGTACACACGCTTGAGCGCGCGTAGCGGGAACCGATCCGCCTGGTCTCCAATCGCCTTCCGCACCAGCCGCGCCACCACCGGCGCGGTCAGTTCGTTGTTGAGCACGCTCGCGGCGTCGCGGATGCTGAGCGCCGCGCGGTCTACACGGATCGCGTCGATGTCGTAAATCTCTGCCGGTGTTGTCATATCCTCCTCCTTTTACGGTGCTGGGTTGAGGTTGGTCGGGCTTGATCCGAGCGTGTATTGACGCAGCGACGGCGTTCTGACTGTCACCATAGCGACATACGGCTCTGCATCGCTGGGATCAAGCGCGCTCAGTGTGACGTTGGTAATCACCCCCAAGTCAAACGACGTTCCGCCGTCGTTGCTGGTCGCGTATGCGCGCGCTCCGCCGATCAGCCCGCGCGGCGACCAGCGCACGCCCAACCTCGGCGTGGCGCTCTGAAACTGGTCGAATATGGTGTTCGCAGCAGAATTCGTATCTTCGTTGTACAGAAACGTTAGCGTAATCTCGACCGGTTCTCTTTTCCCGATTGTGATCGTCGCGTAATCGCTCGACCCGCCAACGAACGCCTCGCCCGACGGGCGGTTCAACTCAACGTCGTCAATCTTCACCGTCGCATTTGAAACCGCCGTCCAAGTTGTGTTGTTGGTCGAAATCTCGACCGCGAAATTACCCGCGAAAAGTCCGGCGAGTACTCCAGAGTGCGCCATCTGCTCACCTCCTTCTCTACAGCGACGGCGCGCGTACCAGGTGCGCAAAGCGCGTCGTCATCACCACGCCCTCATACGCCCGCTCGCCGTATCGTACTACGTCCACTATTCCGCTCACGTTGAGCAACTGCACATCGCCGCGCGTCAGCCACGCGAAGCGCAGCAGTTCAACGTACTGCTCAATGTAGGCAACCAGCGACGTTGCCGTATCTGCAACCCCGCGTCCCATTCCGACATCGCGCACGAGCAGCAGATCGTCGATCTCCCACACCGCGCGCATCGAGCGGGTTGGCGTGTACACCCCGCCCTCGACCAGCCGCAGCCCGCCGAGCGCGGGGATGATCCGCACCGGCAGTTCCGCCGCGTCCGTCCAGTTTGGTTGCGTTGTCAAACGTTGGACGGGAACGGCGTTGCCGTCGAACTGCACCACCAACCCCGCCAGCAACTCCACAATATCAACGAGCGTGCTAAACGACATCGCGGTAACGCTCCAGTATCAGTCTCACGTCATCCGGCAGCGCCGACGGCAGCAGTACTAATCCGTGATCAACCACCGTTGGGCGGTCGGGATCGTTCGCCGTTCCGCGTTGGCGGTACAGCCACGCCGCCAACCGGATCGTTGCGTGAATAATGTCGTCTGGCGGGTCGGTACTGTACCCCCAACGCGCGGTAATTTCCGCCGTCTGCGTTCTGCCGCACCAACGTTTGTCACGTCGCACCAATATAGAGTGCGGCGCGTCAACCGGATGTTTGTCAATTTCCGCCAGCGGGATTGTTACATCATCCCCGTCCTTCGCGCCGGTGAGTTCGGCGATGTAGACGCCCGACGGCAGCAGCAGATAATCCCAACGCATCACGCCGTCCCACATCATATGCTCGCGTCCGAATCGGCGTGCGGTCGAAACGAGCGGCACTTCAAACACTTTGCGCGTCATCTGCTCGATCATTGCAGTTGCGCGCACGAGCAAATCGGTCAGTAGCGCGTCGTCTACGTTTGATGTGATGCTGAGATAATCCTTCAACTGCGCCAGCGTCGCGTACATCGCTTACCTCACAGCACGCGCGTCCAGCCGGTCGGCAGCGTCGCGGGAACGTCACGCGCCGGGAACGCCGAAATCTCAATCGCAATCTGCGCCGTACCCGTTCCGGCGATGCGTACAAACATATGCGATGCGAGCGTTTTCGCTGCGTATGCCTCCGCGCCGGTCACGAAAATCTCGTAAGACGAGTTCGACGCCAGCGACGTAATCGCCTTATCCGTCAACTGCGCCGAGTTGTTTGTGTTGTTTGTGTCGTTGACGTGCACTTGCAACGACGCGGAACCGGTCACCGTCCCGGTGTGCGCAACGATGCGCACCACCTGCGCGTTTGCGATGCTGATAACCGACGTGTCCGCAGGCGCTGTTACGTTCGCGTTGAAGTAGCGCAGCAGCGGCTGGATGGTCTCCTGAACAAGCATCGTATGCTCCTCCTCTAGTGCGCCGTCACAACACCTGCATCTCTTTTATTTATAGAGCGTGTTGTGACAGCGCCCGTTGTGTGTTCAACCGTTGATCCGTAACCGCCGTCACAACACCGCATCTTCTTTTCTTTCTATGCAGTGTTGTGACAGCCCGCCTCACCCAAACGTAGTACTCCCCGCCGCCGATGTCATCAGCAGTAGCAGCGTCACAACACAGCATCTTCTTTTAATTAAGAGATGTGTTGTGACACTGCGCTTGTATTACGATCCAGCCGCGATCTCGACAAACGGACTGACGGTGTTGTTGCCCGCGCCGTCCGCCAAAATCAGCGGCGCGTTGACGAGCGGCGCGCCGTCCACCCGCACGCCGAACAACCACACCGACTGCCGCTTGAGGAACCGCACGTGTTCACTAAACGCGACACTGAACGACGCGCGCTCGACCATTGCATAGTACGACAAATCCGCCAACACCAACGATCCGGCGCTGGTCACCGTCGGCAGATGCTCGCTGTAGGCAATCGGGATGCCCGCGAGGGTGTCGCCGTACACCAACGACTGCCCGTTGACGGTATAGAGCAGCGTCTCGCTGAGTCGCGTCGCCATCAGCCGCGAGCGCCAGAACGGGTGTGCGATCCAGACGGCGGTTGCGCTGCCAGGCAACAAGCGCTGGATCATTTGCAGAATAGTGTTCGTATCGTTTTCGACCTGCGTGCCGCCCGTCGCCCGCGTCACGCTGATCGCCGCCGGGTGCCCAACAATCCCGCGCGGCTGCCCAACACCGGTTCCCCGCAGCATCACGCGCGCCTTCAACACCGCGTAGGCGCGCCCGAACAGCGACACCAGCGTATCCTCAAGCGCCTGCGGCGCGTCGGTGATGAGTTCCGTCGCCGCTGCAACGTAGGCATCCGCCGAGTGCGGGCGGAAGATGCGCTGCTCGAAGCGCGGCTCGCTCTCTTGAACATCAGCGCTCTGCTCGCGCCAGATGAGCCGCACCCCACCGACCAGCGCGCTCGATTCAACGTTCGGCGCTTGGTCTTGTTCCAGAACCGGCAGCGCCAGTTCTGCAGCGTTGGTGCGCAGCATCAGCGGGCCCCTCCCGGCGGATACTAACTGGTCGAACAGCATCGGCGCGCCGACCGCGCGGATACGCTCCTCAAACTGCGTCGGCACCAGAAACCCGCCGCTTGCGCCGGAGGTCTCGTCAAGCGCCTTGCTGCTTTTGTAGACCGCACGCAATCGCCGAACGTCGTTGGTTGCAACACACTTCAAGAAATCGCCGAACGATGCGTCGTCTTCCGCTGCGGGTGCGCTTGTTGCCACCCCGACGTTCTGCGCCTTGACCGCAGCAGCCACTTCCTCACGCAGTCGCGCGGCGATCTCGGCAGCGAGTTCCGACTGGTTCATTACGATTTCCGTCATCTCCTTCGTCTCCTCCTACTTGATGACTAACCGATACGTATTCCTCAGCATTGTGCGTGGCTCTGCGGGCGTCGGCGTAATACTCGCGTCCAACCCCAGCAACCAGCGTTTGATGAATGTCGCTTTTCCGACCGCTTCACGCATTACCAGATGCGCCGCAGTGCCGCTCGACCAGCCCAGTTCCG